AAGACTGAAGCCTTAATCGTCAGATCAATATTGGGCAAGCTCGAAGACCCAAAGACAGACCGGGCATTCTATGAGCCCACTTATGATTTAATCAGGATGATTGCATGGCCCCGATTTGAAGAGATGCTTACTAACCTACAAATACCATACAAGCTCACGAAAAGCCCTCACAATGTTTTAAGCATTCAAGGTCATGGAAGGATAGTGTTCAGAAGCATGGACACTCCCAGTAGGATTATCGGCTATGAGGTTGGTGATTCTGATGTGGATGAACTGGACACTCTAAAGAGGGATGATGCGGCTGAAGTATGGAGAAGGATACTCTCTAGAAACAGACAGAAGAAAGCCAACGGCTCGATCAATACAGCGGCGGTAGCAACGACCCCTGAGGGGTTTAGATTTGTCTATGAAACGTGGCAAGAAAAGCAGCCTCCAGGCTATGAGATAATCAGAGCTGCAACGCGCAGCAATCCCCACTTACCTGACGGCTACATTCAATCGCTCAAAGACATTTACCCAGAACACTTGTTAAACGCCTATCTAGAAGGCGAATTCGTTAATTTAACCACTGGCACTATATACATAGGGTTTAATAGGCAAGTTAATAGCTCCGATATAGTTGAGCAGACCGGCGAACCTCTATATATCGGCATGGACTTCAACGTAGGAAATATGTCGGCGGTGGTCCACATTAAGCGGAAAGGCAAGCCTATTGCTGTGGGCGAGATTACCAAGGCTTACGATACCCCCGATATTTGCAGAGTAATCAAGGATAGATACCCCTCTCACGCGATTCATATCTACCCAGACGCGTCGGGTGATTCCAGAAAATCAGTGAATGCAAGCACGACAGATATACAAATATTGAGAGATTCGGGCTTTTCAATCAGAGCGCCTAGCAAGAATCCCCCCGTCAGAAACAGAATTAACGCGATGAATGCGGCACTTGGCAACGAGTACCTTGTGAATCTTGACCGCTGCCCGACTTACGTTAGATGCTTAGAGCAACAGGCTTACGGCAACAATGGCGAGCCTGACAAGTCACAAGGGCTTGATCATCTTCCTGATGCTGGCGGCTATTTCATACACGAAGACTACCCAATTATTCGACCAATGGTAAGAATCAAAATCTCTGGCGCTTAGGCTTAAAATATGAATATGGAAAAAGACAAGGGTGTTCGTACTCAGCATCCGGACTATATTAAGAATTCGCCACTGTGGAAAAAATGTAACGATGCAGCGGAGGGCGAGCACGTAATCCATGCGGCGGGTGAAACCTATCTACCTCGATTAGCTGAAGAGTTGGACGCTGATTATGAGGCGCGCAAGGCCAGAACTCCCTTCTTTAATGCCACTTGGCGAACTATCTCGGGTCTTAAGGGGATGCTGTTTAGAAAGGCTCCCGCCTATGAACTGGCTGCGGCTGTTAAAGCCTATGCTGATGACATTGACCTAGCTGGCACTCCTTTAGATATGTTTGCTCAAGAGATATCAGAAGAGGTGTTGAAGCCCGGACGTGTTGGCATCTTGGTTGACCGCCCACCAATCCCCTCTGATCAAGTCCTTACTGTTGCTCAGGCTGAGAGGCTAGGGCTAAGACCCACAATGCAGAAGTATGAAGCATCATCAATCATTAACTGGAAGTATGGTCGCGTTAATAACGCCTATGTACTGGTAATGGTTGTATTGGCTGAGTCTTCAGCGGTTGGCGAGGAAGAGTTCGCACACACTACAGAGGACAGGTATAGAGTCCTTGATCTGGTTGACGGTAAGTACCGGCAAAGGCTGTTCATGCACGAGGATGGCAAGGACGTTCAGATTGATGGAGACATATTTCCTCAAATGAATGGCAAGCCATTACCCTATATTCCTTTTATTTTCTTAGGCGTAAATGATTTAAGTGCTAATATCGACACGCCCCCATTGCTAGACCTTGTGTGTATGAACATTCATCACTACCAAGTATCAGCAGATTTCGAACACGGTTGCCATTATTCTGGGCTTCCTACTCTATTCATTACAGGGCATAGAGCGGGCGAGGAAGATGATAAGATATACATCGGCGGTCCTACTGCTAACGTTTTATCAGATCCACAGGCTCAAGCATTTTACGCTGAAGTAGAAGGTCACTTCGAAGCATTACAGAAGAATTTAGAATCCAAGAAAGGCGAAATGGCTGTACTTGGTGCTAGGATGCTAGAGAATCAAAAGGCTGCTGTCGAATCACATGAAACGCTGTCACACCGAACACAAGGAGAGCAGAGCCAATTAGCTGCAATGGCTGCGGTAATAAGCATGGGCCTAGAGAAATCCCTAGGCATCTTCTCAGAGTGGGCGGGTGGTGTGGATACGGTAGAATACAAGCTAAACACTGACTTCATCCCTAATAGCATGTCGTCTCAAGACTTGACCGCATTAGTAGCGGCTTGGCAATCTGGCATGCCTGGCGCAAGTGACCAGAACGTTTACCGCCTAATGCAAGAGCGCGAAATGGCCGATCCTCTGATCACATTCGAAGAAGAGCAGGAGCGCATATCCACTCGCACCCCACAGTTGATGGTCTAATGGAAAAGAAGTTCACACTCATAACCGGCGCAGGCAATGCCGACAAAACCGCTGAGATGCTGAGAAAGGCCGAGGGTGAGTTTGAGAACTATAAGCGCCTTGTTGCATTTGAGGCTAAATGGGTTAAAGCACTATATGACTCGTACATCGTGGCTGGATTCACTGAAGATCAAGCTCTTAATCTTATAAAGAAATAAATGATACCCACACAGTTTGACGCAGCAATCGAATTACAGCTCGATATACTGCGCACTGATGTGTCCATCCGAAAAGACGTTCTAGCATTACTCAAACAGTTAGAGATTGACCTTATCTCCGAAGTATCCACGGCCACTTATACAGTATGGGGCAGGGCTAGGGTTAATAGACAAGTAACTGAAGTAAAGGGGCTCATATCCTCATACTACGCAAGGATTGCTGATGTAGCTCTTGAGGGCACAGGAGCCATTGCCGATGTGTCTGCCGCTGTTACTGGCGCTGCTTTAACCGTATCAACGACCGCTGTGGTGCCTAGTGCTATAGTGCTCAATACGCTCGTTAGAGATTCGTTAGTCCAAGGTGCCGCCCAAGGTGCTTGGTGGTCCAAACAATCAGCAGATACTTCGTTTAGATTCGGGCAAGCTGTAAGGCAGGGCGTTGTGCGTGGCGAGAATAACCAGCAAATAATCAATAGAGTCAAGGGCTTCTTAGACACAACCCAAGCCAATGCAGCATCGCTTGTTCAAACCTCTGTTGCGACTATCGCCAATGACTCGCGCCAAGCTGTATTCGATGCCAATCAAGACATTATTAAGCGTTACCGTGGTGTAGCGACATTAGATACTAAGACCTGTCCTATATGCGCCCCTCTCGACGGATTAGAGTGGACTAAAGCTCAAAACCCTATAGGGCACAAATTTCCGTTCCCTAATTACCCCAAACACTTTAATTGCAGATGCTTATTGATAGGCGTTGTATTCGATGGCCCTCAAGGTGGCGCTCGTGCAAGTGATGGCGGTCCGGTCGATGCTTCTCTTAACTTTGATGGATGGCTTAAACGTCAACCATTAGATAAGCAGACAGAGATATTAGGCAGGGGAAGAGCTGAGATGTACCAATCAGGAAAGATAACACTGTCTGATTTGGTGACTGGGCAAGGCAAACCTTTGACACTGGCACAATTAAGAGCCAAATACACTAATTAATAGTTGATTTAACCAATAAATAGTAGTAAAAATCAATTGTGAACTGAGTTCACGCAATCCCCGAGGGTAAATAATGGACATTGATCTAACATCACCAGAAGTGAAAGCAGCAATTAAGGCGGCAGTCACGGAAGCAACGGACGGTTTGGCAGCTAAGAACAAAGAGCTGCTAGGCGAACTTAAAACGGCTCGAAAGGGTCAAGAAATCAAGCCGGAAACTCTAGAAAAACTGGAAGATGAGATTGACTCATTAAAGACAGATTTAGCGGCAAGCCAGAAAGAAGGCAAAACCTTCAAGAAGGCTGCCGAGGATGCGACTACCGCACTCGAAACGGAATCAGGCTTCACTAAGAGGCTATTAGTTGATAACGGGCTAACGTCTGAATTAACTAAGAACGGCGTGACCAATGCGGCCCATATGAGGGCTGCAACTGCATTACTAAGATCAGAGATTGAAGTATCAGTTGACGGTAACGAGCGAAGCGCAAAGGTTGGTGACAAGTCCTTAGCAGACTATGTGAAGGAATGGGCATCAGGCGAAGAAGGCAAGAACTTTGTAGCAGCAGACCTAAATTCAGGTGGTGGCGCAAACGGAGGCAGATCAGTAACGGGTCAGAAAACAATGACTCGTGCGGCTTTCGACCAGCTACCACCAATAGACCAGTCCACTTTCTCCAAAGAGGGCGGTTCTTTAACAGCATAAAACAGTAAGCCCGGGCAGAGCCTAGGTATCCGAATCGGTTGAGCCGATGGAAAGCAATTTTTATTAAACTCAACCTATAAGGTATCTAACGATGACCACGAACACACTTACCAATTTAATACCCGATTTACATGTTGGGCTAGACGTTGTTTCACGCGAGCTAGTTGGCATGATCCCCGCCGTAACTCTTAACGCAGATATTGCGCGAGCGAAGAAAGGCCAAAGTGTCTATTCTTCTGTCGCGCCCGCTAACTCCAGTTACGATATCACTCCGTCAATGGATGACCCTGCCGAAGCTGATCAAACTATTGGCAATGTTCCGATCACTATTTCCAAGTCTAAAGGCTCCAAGTTCTCTTGGGATGGCGAAGAGGCTCGTGGCTTAAATCACGGTCAGGGCCACATGAGCATTGTGGCTAACCAGTTTGCGCAGGCTGTACGTGTTCTGGTAAATGAGATGGAGTCGGATCTAGCGGGGCTGCACTCAACAACTTCAAGAGCGTTCGGTACGGCAGGCACCACGCCTTTCGCTACTGCCGGTGATTACACTGACGCATCAGAATCTTTACGCATTCTTAAAGATAACGGCGCACCTGTTAGCGATAACCACGTTGTTATGAACACCGCTGCCGGTGCCAAGTTTATTGGTAAGCAAGCTGACGCTAATCGCCAAGGTACAGACAGCATTCTACGTCAAGGCGTTTTGCTTGATGTGTCTGGTATGTCTCTTCGTGAATCAGCCCAGATAGCAACTCCTGCTGTCGGTACTGGCGCTTCAGCTACAACTAACGACGCAGGTTATGCGGTAGGCGCAACAGTGCTTACTCTGGCTTCAGTGGGAACAGGTACGATTGTAGCCGGTGACGTAGTTACATTTGCCGGTGATGGTAACAAGTATCTCGTTGCATCTGGTGATGCCGATGTATCAGGCGGCGGCACAATTACGCTTGCGGCTCCCGGTCTTCGCGTTGCAATGTCAGCAGCTACCAAGGCTATTACAGTCGTTGCCGCTGCTGCTCGAAACATGGTATTCAATCGAGGCGCAATTGTTCTTGCAACACGTATGCCCGAGCGTCCAGCACAAGGCGACAAAGCAATTGATGTGACTAGCATCACAGACCCTCGTTCTGGCCTTACCTTCGAGGTCAGCATGTATCCTGGTTACAGAAAGATGGTGTACGAGGTTTCATTAGCTTGGGGCTTTGCGAACATCAAGCCTGAGCACACAGCACTCCTTTTAGGTTAATCCACGAAGCAAAGCGGCACTCAGATTCTTGGGTGTCGCTCATTAGGTGAGCTATGAATATCGTAAGAATCAAATCTACTCATAAAGAAAGCCAAGGTGATTTCGTCGAGGTCAATGAAGAAGACTTTGATAAAACCACAATGGAGCTTTATGTCGAACCGAAAGCAGAAGTAAAAGCAGTAAAACCCAAGACAAAGACAAGGGCTAGGTAATGACCTTAATCGTTGAGAGTGGCGCAGGTGGCTCTAATTCTGATTGCTATATCAGTCTTGTTGACGCTGCCACTTATCATACGTCTAGGGGAAATGCTGGATGGGCTGCTATAGCCTCTGACGAGCTTAGAGAGCAGGCAATACTCAAAGCCACTGACTACATGACTCAGATATATAGGAGCTTGTGGCAGGGCTTCAGGGTCACTCATACACAAGCATTAGATTGGCCGCGAACAAGTGTGTTAATTGATGTGCATATCTCGATTAGTCACGATGTGATCCCTGTAGAAATTCAGAGAGCTTGTGCTGAGCTAGCGCTCAAAGCATCTGCGGGCACTTTATATGCAGACCAAACTCAGCAAGTAGTTAAAGAGAAGATCGGGCCAATAGAAACCGAGTTCGATATTTACTCTCCTGTAGCGATTCAATATAAATCCATTGATGCAATGCTCGCGCCTTATTTACGAAGAGGCAGGGGCTCAGTTGAAACGGTTAGACGATGAGCTTTGATTACTCCAAGAGTGCAACGTCAGCCACTAGGCTTTTTACAAAGTTTGGTCAAGATGTTGTGCATTCGGTTTATTCGTCTGGCGAGTATGACACGGACACAAGCGCGGCAGACTCAAACGAGGTACCAGTAACTCGAAAGGGCGTGTTGCTTGATCTTGGATCAAATGGTGTAACCCATATTCGCGGGAATCTAGTTGAGGTTTC